CCCTTCGGGGCGGGCTTTCTATGGAGGATTTATGAAATATCAAGTCATAAAAAGCTGTCGAATCAACAGCAAAACCTACGAAGTAGGAGATCACGTAGAGATAGAAGGATTTTTAGAGGGTGAGTTGTTAGGCATCGGCCGCATTGCGCCGTTAGATGAGACAGAAGTTACTAATAGATCTGTCGGGCTAGAAAGTTCTGATGAGAAGCCTAAAAAACGTACAAGAGCAAAAAAAACTACAGCAAAAGGCTGAGTGATGAGTGTTGAGACTGTCCTAGAGCGACAAGCGCTTCTGGCCGACTTTGGAGAGGTAATGACTTTCACACCGGCCGGGGGATCTGCTTCTCAAATAACTGCTATCTTCGACAACGCGTATCAAGCTGTCGACGCAGGTGGGACAGTCGCCTTCGCAGTTTCTCAGCCAAAAATTATGTGTCGTACTTCTGACGTCAGCAATGCTACTGAGGGTGATACGATCATACACAACAGTGTCACTTATACGATGACCATCGTGATGGATGATGGAACAGGCATGTCAGAGATTATGCTTGAGGCCACATAATGGCGCACATACGAAAGTTGATTAGAGATAATGTTGTAACCAGTTTGACTGGCTTAACAACGACAGGATCTAACGTGTATGCGAGTAGAGTATACCCATTAGCTCCTAACAAGCTGCCAGGTCTTGCAGTTTTTACGAATAGCGAAAACATAGCTTACAGGACGGTCAATCCTCCACGTACACTGATTCGAACAATGACAGTTGTAGTGGAAATATATGTAAAAGCGGTAACTACGTTTGACGACGATTTAGATACAGTAATAGCAGAAGTGGAGACTGCCTTAGCAACAGATGTAACGCGAGGTGGTCACGCAGAAGATACTAAAGTTTCGTCGATTGACGTACAGTTTTCGGGCGATGGTGATCAACCCGTTGCGGGCGCTCGAATAGATGTGGAGGTAGTATACCTTGCAGCTGAAGGATCACCGACTAGTTAAGCTTTGTGTGGTAAAATTTACTAATGAATTTAGGGAGATTCAACAATGTCAACTTATACAGGAAGTGCGGGGGCGGTTTTTGTAGGTACTGCCGAAGTCGGAGAGGTAAGAGACTTTTCTCTTGAGCAATCTTCAGAGGTTGTCGCGTCTACGACAATGGGTGATGCCTGGGTAGAAAACAAGGCCACTTTGAAAGCGTTTACTGCTTCAGTCAACATGTTCTGGACTGGCGGGACTGACAACCAAGACGATTTTGTTTTGGGCACAGAGATTGCCTTTAATTTATATCCTACGGGTAACAGTTCGGGACAGAAGAAACTTAGCGGCAACGCGATAGTGACAGGTATAAGTCAATCGCAATCGTTTGACGGTTTGATTGAACTGTCGGTAAGCGTGACCGGCACAGGTGCTTTGACTGAAACGACGGTTTCGTAATGAGTGTCATTGAGAAGGCAATACAGCATTTCTCATCGAAAGAGCGTCGTGAAATACATGTACCAGAGTGGGATGTCACGCTCTTTACTCGAAACCTTACGTTAGAAAATAAAGGTAATTGGCTGAAAAGAGCAGATGGTGACTCGACTGAATATATGGTCTACGCAGTCATTTACGGTCTTGAAGATGAGGAAGGAAATCCAGCATTCGACGTCGGCGACAAATTGCAACTGAAGAATCACGTAGATCCTGATGTTGTGACTCGATTAGCGACCTTTGTGCTAGAAACGTCGGGTGCGACGGAAGAGGACCGCGAAAAAAACTTATAGATGCTCAAGGGAAGCACACCGAATTGTACTTCATGTTTCAGTTAGCTGAACACCTTGGGCAACCTATTAGTGTCATTCTGCAAATGTCAGCGGACGAGTATTACCACTGGTTCACTTATCTGCGATTAAAAGCAGAGGAGATTGCAAAGCATGACGCCCGAAATCACTACGCTCTTAAAGCTGGAAACAGTAGCCGAAACAGACGGCGCTAAAAAGTTTGACGACCGGCTGAAACAAAACCAACGCACAATCAAAAGCGTTACTAAAGATTTGCAGATTCAAGAACTGATGCTTCGAAAGAAGAGTCGTTCTTATCAATTTGTTAAAGCCCACGTCGCCGGGGCAACTAAAGAAGAATTAAAAGCGATTCTCGCAAGTGAGAAAAATATAGAGCGTCTGAAACAAAAAGACGCTCAAATGGCGAAAAATAATAAAACGCTACGGATGATGCGTGGTGGCTTTGGTCAGGTCGGTCACCAGGTACAGGACGTGGCGGTACAGTTGCAGACTGGCACAGACGCTATGATCGTATTCGGTCAGCAGGGTTCGCAGATTGTGTCCTTGTTTGGTCCTGGTGGTGCAATGTTAGGTGCAGTCCTTGCTGTTGGTGCAGCTTTGGTAACTTCTTTCAAACCTGCTGTCGATGAGTCCGCAAGTGCGGTCAAAGAATTCGTAGAGGATATAAGCAAGCAACGCAAAGAGCTAGGACTCTTAACAGCCGCAGAAAAAGAGCTAGATGCAATACGCAGGGCGTCTACCATAAGACAAATCACCGAAAATACTAGCGAGTTACAAGGCAATCTAGAGCATCTCACTCAAACACATGCGCGATATAAAAAGATGCTTGAAGGCGTCAAGCTTGGTGATGAAGACGCGCTGATCGCCGCTCAACTCTTAGGATTGAGTTATGCCGATTTAGAGGAAAAAACTCGCGAGTTGTCGGATAGACTTGGATTGTCAAAAGGCACAATTGCGGCAAACAACGCAGCCATAGATGAAGGCACGGAAGCTGCCTTAAAAGCTGCAGAAGCAGATAAAAAACGAATAGAAAACATCAACGAATTGATCAGAGCAGCTGCAGAAGAAGCTCATACGACGGGTATGTCTGCGCGTGAGCAGGCGTTATACAAAGCTCAAGTACAGGGCGCAAATAAAGCGCAACTTGATGCGATAGAGCATTTATACGACTTGATTGACGCAAAACAAGCTGAGAAGAAGGCAACAGAAAATGCGGAGAAAGCAGAAAGAAAAAGACAAGACACAGTTAATGGGTTGATAAAAACTGCGGCAACTCAAGCTAGTACCACCGGCATGACCAAGAGAGAGTTAGCTATTTACAATGCCACGTTGCAAGGTGCTACTACGCAAGAGATAGCCACACTCAATGCTTTACATGATGTCATAGATGCTAGGATAAAAGCACAGAAAGCTATCAGGGATCAAAAAGCTGCGATAGAAGAATTGCGCGACGCGACAATTCAGTCAATGTTTACTCGCGAGCAAGAAGCTGTCGCTTTGGTCAATCAATACAGAGACCAGGAGACGGTTGTTAGAGAAGCCGCGCAGAAAAAATTAGACATTCTGCAAGAATTTAATGATCTAGGCGTTATTCAAGATGAGGCTTATGCGGCTACCAAGCTGGCTATTGAAAAAGAGTTAGCGGAGAAAGTAGCTCAAATAAGAGGCGAGAAGCCAGCCACAGACAGTCCTGATGACTTTTCTAAGAGATTCACAGAACTAGAACAGTCATTTATGACTGAGCTAGAACTGATTAGAGCGCAAGAACAAGAAAAACTCGATTTAGTCGCTGAATTTGAAGCTAAATCTGTCGAAAATAAAGAGAAGGCGGCAGCACTACGTCAAAAGATAGCCGAAGATACAGCACAAAAAGAACAAGCCGCAATGATGATGGCTACGTCGACCGTACTTGGGCTGATGGACACTCAAATCGGTCAGTTGGCAGGCATGTTTGATAAAGCCAGCGGTTTAGGAAAAGCGTTCTTTGTCGCGCAACAAGCTATAGCCGCGGCAAATGCAATCATTAGTGGTGAGGCCGCAGCTGCAAAAGCCTTAGAGGTCTATGCTTCACTTCCTGACTTTGGCATCAGTGCTAATGCAATGGCTAACATGTTCCGTATATCGGGTTACGCGAGCGCAGCTGCCATCATGGGGCAGACTGTAGCCTCGTTTGAGGGTGGTGGTATGACTTTCAACGGTGTTAGATCGGGCGGTATGGACGGTAGAGGTGGTCGGCTTGCCATAGTTCACCCTAACGAAAAGATTACCGACATGGAAAAAGCTCCTCCCTCAGAACAACCGGTAAATGTTAATATCAATATACAAGCAGTAGATGCTAAGGGTATTGACGAATTGCTGGTTAAGCGTCGTGGTGTGATCACATCGCTAGTCCGCAACTCTTTGAATAACACAGGAGCTAGACTTGGATGAGCGGCACATATCCACTGAGTCCATATTTTGAAAGTGTCAAATATAGGAAGCGACACTACAACTTGATGAGCGAGAGTTTAAATGGCCGCACACAAGTGCGATCTCTTTCTTCTTCGCGCAGAGAATTTACACTGGTCTATCCTCCTTTGTCACGTACAGAGATGGACACCGTGTTCAACTTTGTAGACTCACAGGAGGGACCTTTAGGAACTTTTAGTATATCCCTGCCAGATCCTGACAGCCCTTCGTCTACGTTTACCTTGACAGCGCGTTTAGCTAACGATGTACAGGCATTTGATCTTGGCGTAGATAATCTCTACAGATATGAAGTCGATATTATTGAGGTTCTGTAATGGCAAGAGGATTAACGACTGCGGTCAAAACAGCGCTCGCGTCTGACAGCTTTCGTTTGGCTACATTGATTGATCTGCATTTTGCGACCGTCCGACGAATAACAGATTTTGGTCAGGACATTACTTATAACTCTAATACTTACTCGTCTAGCGGGCATCTGATTAGCATAGACGATACATCGGAGACTGCAGGCTTACGGGTCAATAGTTTTACTGTGACACTGTCGGGCGTCGATAGAACGTACGTAGATTTATTTCTCGCTAACGATTATGTAAACACCAAGGTCGAAATCAACAGAGCTGTATGCACAATCACTAACAATGTCGTTAGTGTCACAGGCATCATTCCATTTTTTCTAGGTTACATCGCTGCGTTTTCTATCAAGGATACTGATTCTAGTTCAGAGATCGAATTTGAGGTGGCAAGTCATTGGAAGGATTTTGAGAAAGTAAATTGCCGTAGAACAAACAGTAACTCTCAACGTCGTTACTTTCCTTCTGACACTGGTTTTAATTTTGCTAGTCAGTCAGTCACAGATATGAAGTGGGGACGTAGATAATGGGACCGTTTGCAATATTCGCAATTGTTTTGAGCGCAGTTTCGTTTACTGCCTCTTACGTACAGGCCAAAAAAGCACAGAAAAAAGCAAAGCGTTTAGCCGATGAAATGGCTGGCGTTTTGCTCAATAAAGAATCCAATATTGAGGCCATACCTGTAGTGTACGGCGAGCGTCGTGTAGGCGGCGTGCGTGTATTTATGTCTACATCCGGGGACACTAGACACAAATATTTGTATGTCGCGCTAGTGGTATCTGAGGGCGCTGTAGAGCAAATAAGCGATTTAGAAATTGACGAAGTACCTGCAACTGACAGTCGATTCCAGGGGCTGGTCAGTTATCACTTTAAATTAGGAACTGACGATCAAACGACCAGCACGGTTTTAGACGATGCTTTAATTCAAGAAGAAGACGTCGTAGATGAATCGCAAAGGGAATATCAAGGCATTGTCGTTACCAATCAAGACTTCGTGGATAACTTCCGTTTACGTGGTGTTGCTTACGTAGCTATAAGACTTGAGTACGATGCAGAAGTTTTCAGTGGTGTGCCTGACTTTACCGTCAAAGTAAAAGGTCGAAAGGTTTACGATCCACGACAAGATAGCACTAACTCGTTGTACGATTCTTCCGTAGGTGTGGGTACACAGAGATCTAACGACTCCAGTACATGGGAGTGGTCAGATAATCCCGCCGTATGCTTACGCGATTATCTACTGAACGATAGATTCGGTAAGGGACTTGATTCCGATGACATAGACGAAACGCAGTTTGCAGCCGCTGCGGACGATCTCGATTCGTTTACCGTCACTCCTTATTCTGGGGCGCCTAGCACTTTGAAGTTGTTCACTTTGAATGCAGTGCTAGATACTAACGATGAGATTTTTACAAACGTAGAAAAAATCTTGTTGGCTTGTCGAGGCTATCTACCCTACACCTTTGGTAAGTATGGACTGAAGATCGATCAAGCTGGCACGTCCGTAATGACGCTCAACACCAGTAACATTATTGGTGATATTGCTATTGTCGGTTCTCGTAAAGAAGATCGTTTTAATCAAGTAATTGTAAAGTTCCCGGATGAAAACACTCGCTTTCAACCAAATAATGCAATTTTCCCTAATCCTTCTAGTAGCAATCCCACGGCAGTATCTGATGGTAGCGGTGGGTATCTTACGGAAGCGCAGTTGCATGATTCCTTCCTCGTAGCCGACGACGAGCTTTTAGTTGATGAAGTCGATTTAGAGTTTTGTACCAATTTTTATCAGGCGCGTGATTTAGCCAGGATATTTTTGTGGCGATCTCGTAATGCAGTGAACGTTGCTTTACGTGCAACGTCAGAAGCAATGGAGCTTACTGTTGGAGATGTAGTTTCTATTACGCATCCCACACCTAACTACACGGCGAAACAGTTTCAAGTTGATGAGATGGGCATCAATTATGACGGAACTGTGACCCTGAAGCTCA